ATAAAGTTCATCAAGAGTGCCATTGTTGTCTAGGATTAGATCAAAGTCAGTGCCGACCCAACTTGTTTCACTGGCGTGAATGCCTAGCCGCTCTAACTTAGACTTGCTGATGCTCCAGCTAGCATTGCCATCAGGTCCACGATTTGTACTAAGTGCGGCGTCATACCAGCTGGGTAATTCACCACGTTGTACCCAAACAACACGGCCTCCGGCACGTTTGATAGCGGCGATTTCATTGGGGAAACGGCAATCGCTAATTACCACGCTGTCGTTGCTTTTACGAAGTTTGTTTTCTAAACTGGCAATCCAAATGTCGTCGTGAAATCCTCTACGACATACTTCTGTACCCCATTGCTGTAGAACATAACGTGGAGTAAGTTGCGGAATGCCTAAACGCTCTGCCCACCAAGGATCAACTCGCTCGCGCCACTCACGGCTTTCTTTGGTTCGCCCTTCAAGCAGATCTCTATCCCAACCAAATACTGCCGCGCAGGCGTCTTTTAATGTGTTAGCAAAGCTTTCCCTGCGGAACCCTTGAAAGTTTACTAGGAAGTCTGCTACCGTATCTTTACCTGAACCGATAAAACCACAAATGCCTATAATCATTTTTACCTCAACTGTCATAGTATTGTAACAAGTTAGTTAGGGTAAATCAATGAGTTTATACGCCGTATTTGTTCTTTTTAGGTTTAGCAACAATGCTAGTCTTGTTAACATCAGCAACTTCTTGACTACGCTTGCCGCTCCAGTTCTGGGCATGACCCGAACCAACTTGTTTGGCCGCGGCATTGATAATTTTCATTTCTTCTTCACTATAGGTACTAATAAGTGGATCTCCACCAATCCAGTTATCTGCTTTAGTAGGATAATCTGGTGCACCGGCCATAGCGATACCAAAGCGATAGTTCATATAGGCACTACCTGTGCTTTGGTTCAATGACGGAAATGTCTGTGCGTTTTGTATTGCGGCTGCTTGATCATCCGTCATTCCACCGTCGCTGATCTGGTTGGCTTTTTGATCCGGAGACAGATCTTCGTTAATGATTTCGTTAATCTTCATTTCTTATCCTATGATCCAAGTTAGTGGAGTAGATCCGTCGACGTAGGTTTTTAGATCTTCTTCTAGTTTATCCATTTCAGCCTGCGCTTCTGTTTTCAGGGCATCTCCGTTAAGTGTGCTTCCGCCTTGTGGTCCAGCGATAGTAGCAAACTTACTACGTGCTTCTCCAACAATGCGCTTGGCAAAGCTGTAGGCATATTCCTGTAGCCAAGGAAAAATCATATGATCGTTCATTAGCATACTATCAGGCTTGTGGTTGTAAACTCTTAGCAACACGGTTTCGCTAGGAACATCAGACTTGTTGCTCCATATTTGTGTGCTACGCAGATCGTGTAATACTACGCTGGTACCTTGTAGTGCTGTTTTAGCAGTGACCGTAAAGGTTTTGCTGTCAAGGTCTACCGTTTGTATTTCGTAGTTATTGCTGTAACCGCCAACACGGCAGTTATTAATAGTAATGCTGTCGCCGGGCTGTACGGTCCATACATCTTCTGTGACAATGGTAATGGTACTACCCTGTGTTAGGCCGTCGCTGGTCAGTGAACTAACTCTAACATAGTTGTGACCGGCGTTAGGTATCTTACGCACAAGTGTGAGCTTTTTGCTAACTGGGTTCCAGTTAAAGTCCATCATGCCGCCAAACATCTTCATTGCCAATTCTTGGTATTGTGTAAACAATTCATAGTTTACTAGTCCACCGACACGACCAGCTACCAACATATAAGTGTTCAAGTAACCTGACGCAAATGGCTCAAATTGGCTGGCTGTTGTCCCTGTAACGCTACCAATGCCTCTGCGGTATACGCTACGCACGGTCATAATTTCTGCAGGAAGAATGTATTCTTGTACCTCGGGCATAAGGTCTAGGAATACGTAGCTTTCTTCTTGGCTGTTTTGTGCTCGTTGGCGATATTTAATAAGAGCCTGCTTGATAGCAAGATCGTAGTGTTCTTTGTCCAGTTCAACATCAACAATTTGATCGCCTAGACGTAGACGAATGTAGTCAACTATTTCGTTGCGTTTGCTGTTAACGGTGGGCAGTGAGGAATCGTCATAGGCGATTGGGCCCGGGCCGCCTAGGTTGTCCGTGTAAATGCTTTGTGTGGTCGGATTTAATCCGGGTTTAAGTGTGGCCATTTTAACATCCTGATCATATATTTAGTATATGACCAGGATGCTCAGGGCTTAACCTACTCGTAGTAGTAGCGTATCTTCGTTAATACGTCCGTTGAGTTTGACTTCTACAGCCTTAATGTCTTTGATGAATGTACGAAGAACCACCTTACCAGCCTTGGCAAACTCTTTGAGTTGCTCTTCTGGCTTGCGTAGGGTTTTGGCAACGCTTTTATCTGTGTCAAATCCTGTAATAGACGTTCCCTTGATTCCAAGTGTTCGATAGCTTGCCGAGACGTATTTTCCCAACTTGCGAGTTTTGACGTTGTAAACCCAAAGTTCAGCGGCACCAACAATATCAGCAGGATTAATTGACACCACTTTAAGCGTCTTGTCATCCTTTGCGTACTTGAGCTTGGCCACCAACTTTTCTTTGCTTGGCGCCTTTTTAACTCTTGCCTTTTTTGTAGCCTTTTTAACCCCGCGGTACTGATCCACGGCCGCGAGTAGATCATTGATCCAAGCAATCCGTCGTTTAAAATCTGCGGCTTTGTAATGACTATAGGCTTCTTTGAGCTGTTCGTCTTTTTTGCTCTGGGCTTCTTCGAGTTCTGCTCGGCGTTTGGTGTAGACTGCTTCATATTTTCCCAACTGGCTCTGTACCACGTTCTTGGACACCAGCCAATCGTAGGGCTTAAAGCCTTCAAGTTCGTCGTACTTGCCCTCAATCTCACCGATTAGCTCGCTGGTCTTTTCGTTTAGGCGGTCCTGAATAGTAGGACGATACGCTACCTGTTCAGGGGTGGCAATAACATCCAAGACTTCGGGCTCGGCTTTGCTGATAACGTCTTGTACGCTGTCAATGATAAACTCAATGTGACGGCCACGGAAGGGCATGCCTCGGCGGTGTGCCATAATCAAGCTACAAACCGTCATTGGCAAGAGACGGTCTCCAGCACGATTGAAGGCTTTGATTTCTTCTTGTGTGAGCTTGCTGTTACGCTGTAGCCACTCTACCACGTACTTTTTACAATCCTTTTGGCTGTAATAATAGTTATAGTAATAGAAGCTCTTGCGGAGAAGGTGGTCAAACTTTTCTCCGTCCCAATCAGCGGCATCTGCAGGCCACTCGGGTTCGGGACCAGTATACTTTTCATCGTGGAAGGCGGCGTTGCGTACTTTAGCAACCTTGTTTTTAATTTTAATTCCAGCAACCGTTGCCATATTAACCTTTCTGATTCAACAAGAAAAACGTAAGTTCTTCGCCTTCAACTTTGACCAGCTGATTGCCCTCTTGGAGCAGGTCGCGATCGCCCCACTTTTCTTTCCAAGCGATTCTAACTTTTCCTGTGGTAGTGAACTTTATGATCTGGGCCAGTCGCAGTTCTCGGTAACCTTGTCGCATATATATGACAAAGTCACCGACTGTGAGCTGTCTTCCCAAATAGTCTTTGGTCATCAGATTCTCCGCTTTTTCCAGTCGTAGTCCGGGCCCACTTCAGCAACACCAGGGCGCCCCACGCTGTCGGGGTTTTCACTTACCATAGTAACAAAGCTACGACCGCTGTCGCGGAGCATTTTACACTCTGCCAGCGCATCGATTAAGTTGCCAATCTCTTTCCCATAGCTTTCGCCATTGTGGGTATTGGTCCAATAAACTTTGTACATAGGTATATTATAACACCGTTTTTGTCGTTTGTCAAGCATAAAGTAGAGCTGCCATGGTCAACCACTGCTCAAACTCAGCTATGTAAGTAGTTAGTTTACTTTCTAATTCTTTATACTTTGGTGTTAATCTTTTTGCCCTACGGCACTGCACCATTTCCTGGTCCATTTCTACCCAGGTTTTTCGAACGTTAGTGTACATTTTCCACAGGGCACTTCTTGCTCGAATATCAGAGGTTTTGTTTACCGCGTTCAAGCACTGGTCTAGCCGGTCGTGATTTGACTTGTGATGCTGTTCCATGTGCTTATTATACTACAAACGGGCACCGTTGTCAAGTGGCTAAATATAGTATAAAACGGGACCGAAAATGCCAAGATTAAGTTTGTGGCGCGAAAACCACAGCAACGACTATAAATTCATTGACAAACGTATCAGTGAAATGTTCACTGTGGGTGGCACCGGTGTATTAATCCACAAGTACTTAGGCACCCCAGCCAGCAGTGGTAGCAACGACCTTACTAAACCTAATTACGCAAACCAAAGTGAACAGAACATACAAGACTTGCTGTTTTTAGAAAACCGCGATCGCGTATACGACAAAGATGTCTATACCATGCGTGGTATCTACCAAGTTGCTGACAGCGACTTTGACCTAACACAATTTGGTCTGTTTTTACAAACAGGCACATTATTCTTAACCTTCCATATCAATGATATGGTCAAGACTTTAGGCCGTAAAATTATGAGCGGCGACGTTATTGAACTAGCACACCTAACAGACTACGATGCCTTGAACGATGTTCCAGCCGCTCTGAAACGTTTCTTTGTTGTCGGAGATTGTAGTCGAGCCAGCGAAGGTTTCAGTCCCACATGGTGGCCGCATTTATGGCGCTGTAAGATCAATCCGTTAGTCGATAGCCAAGAGTACAAAGATATTCTTAATACCATTGTTAGTTCTACTACTGGAAACCTAACGGTCAAAGATGTTGTTAGTACCTATGACAAGTACGTTGGTATCAACGATGCTATTATTGCTCAAGCAGAAATAGACGTTCCTAGCAGTGGGTACGATACTTCTAGTATCTATGTTGTACCAGTTGACACAACAAACCAAACTAACGGTGATCCAATGGGCTACACCGTTAGTGGCGACATTGATGCCAGCGGTAGCATAACTGCCGATAGACAGCAATATACACCCGAAGCCAAAGTTGAAGGTTACTTAACCGGAGACGGAACTGCGCCCAATGGCATTCCTGTTGTGTCAGGTATTTCGTTCCCCACTAACCCAAGCATTGGAGACTATTGCCTGCGTTTAGATTATATGCCCAATCGTCTGTTCCGTTATGATGGCTCTCGTTGGGTTAAGATTGAAGATAGTGTACGCACTAATTTAACTCGCGGTGCCACTGATAACCTAACACAAAAGAGTTCATTTACTCATAATACCAGTACCTGGGTCAACTCTCAAGGTGATGTACAAGAAGAAAGACAAGGACTAAGTCGAGGACTAAGGCCAGATAATCTATGAGCTACGCTAACTTTTTCTATGATAGTCAAATACGCAGATTCTTAATACAATTTGTAAGAATCATGAGCAACTTTCAAGTTGAGCTTGGCAAGGACGATGCTGGCAACAGAACCTTCCAACGTGTGCCAGTAATCTACGGAGATGCTAGCAGACAAGCCAGCCAAATATTACGTGGCAATAGTGAAAACACTATCAAAGCAGTGCCAGCCATGGCAGTACACATTAACGCATTGAGCTATGATACCAGTCGTATTCAAGAGCCAACTTTTGTCAGTAAATTAAACATTCGCGAACGCTACTATGATCAAAGTACTGGAGAGTACACCGATCAACAGGGCGACTCTTACACCGTAGAACGACTAATGCCTGTGCCTTATAAGTTAACCTTGAAGGTTGATCTTTGGACCAGTAACACAGAACAAAAGCTACAACTCATTGAACAAATTGCTGTGTTGTTTAATCCTGCGTTTGAAATTCAAAGCACAGACAACTATATCGATTGGACTAGTTTAAGCTATGTGCTACTAACAGATATTAGCTGGTCAAATCGTGTTGTTCCGGTGGGCACAGAAGAAACCATTGACATCGCTGGCCTAACATTTGAATTGCCGATCTGGATCAGCGCCCCTGCTAAGGTTAAGAAGCTGGGCGTTATACAAAAGATCATTAATAGCATCTATGATCCAAATGGACAACTATCTGGAGACATCAGCAGTGACACTGGAGATAACCTAGGAGTTAAAGTTCTGACCTTTGAAAATTATGATATTCTATACCAAGGGAATACTATTAAGTTGCTAAAGAGATCCGATCTAACTCCTACTTCAACTGGACTAAACATAGAAGCACAACTAAAAGGTAAGACTAATTGGGCTGCTGTGATTGATCAGTACGGCGTAATGAGAAATGGATTGAGTACTATACGTTTAATGCAGCCAAATGGCAGTGAAATAGTTGGCACTATTGCCTTGCACCCAACTGACACTTCCTTGGTCTTGTACACTCCGTTCCCAGATACGATGCCAGCTAATACTATGCCTCCAGTTGATGCTATTATCAACCCACAGAACGTAGATGTAGATAGCACATTGTTAAATCCTACCACAGGAACTAGATATTTGCTCACACACGCAGTTGGTTACACCAACGACATAGAAGTTAGCCCAGCTTGGAACAGAAATGGGCAACAACCACTTGTGGCCAACGCCAATGATATAGTAGAATACAATGGTAGTAAGTGGGTAGTAGTTTTTGACAGCAAAAATCACGCCGGTCAAGAATACCTTACCAACCTAACTACCAGCAGTCAATATCATTGGCAAAATGGCTCTTGGCACCGAGGTGTTGAGGGTCGTTACGATGCTGCACAGTGGAGTTTAGTTTTGTGATTGAAGGCACAGGCGCATTAATTTATAGTACAAAAACACATAGATACTTGTTTCTATTACGCAATGGAAGCAAGTACTCTGGTACCTGGGGCTTGCCCGGAGGTAAGATTGATCCCGGAGAAACCGTGGCTCAAGCTCTGGCCCGGGAGATTGAAGAAGAACTAGGCGGTGTGATCAATGGTGCTAAACTTATACCTATAGAAAAGTTTACCAGTGATAACGGTAAGTTTACCTATCACACGTTCCTTATTCCTGTTGACGATGAGTTTGTGCCGGTCTTAAACGATGAGCATAGAGGATATGCTTGGGTGGCAGTAGAAGATTATCCTCGGCCCTTGCACCCCGGCGTTTGGCGAACTATCAACTTTAACGAAGTAGTCGCCAAACTAAAGACGGTGGAAAAACTATTATAAGCTAATCCAGTTAGGTGCAGTAATATCTTCGTCTACTGCAACAATGGTGCTGTCACCAAAATAGATTAATGCGTGTGGGACGGTGATATCTGTTTCCACTTCTTCTTTAGTTTTAATACCGTTCTGTGCGTAAAACTTCTTGTTAGCACCATATAATTTAACTAATTCTTCTTTACCCATTATAACCTCACGTGATATAGTGTAATATTTAGCGGTCTCAAAGTAGCCCGTGGCATCTTTGAAAATTCTATCTTTGATATAATTTAAACTTCTTTTAGCCTGTGCTACTTCATCTGAATCGGACTCGCTGACTTCTAGGTAGCCACTGGCATTGTATTCTTCTGCTGTAATTTCTTTGTCGACTAGTTTATTTGTATCATTATACAAATTTTGTGCAAAAACACCGACTACAGCACTTGGCGGGTTGTCAATTAGATTAGTAACATTAACTAAGTATTGTTCAACAAAGCCACTCATCGAATGTAAATCTCCACTCTGGCACTACGGTTGATACCAGTAGAATCTTGGCAACAGCTAATTACATCACCTGCACTATAACTGCCGCCACCGCCATCCATACCTATACCGCCCCACACATCGTTACTGCCTGTTGCGCCGCCGCCAGCCATTGTAGCAGGGCTTGAGTAGAGTCCTTCGCCGTTTTCGTTCCAGCCAAATCCCCATCTGGTATTTCCATTACCGCCATAACTTAATCCAATGTTCTTATAGTTAAATCCGTAGAACCTAACATCGGCCTGACTTGAAAAAATACCAGCTTGCCAACCACTAAATGTTTTAGCATCTTTGATAAACTTACCACCATAGTTACCTGTACTCGGAGTGCCTCCGTTAGCATAAGTTCCTGCTGTGTTAAAAAAGTTAATCATGGTAGTCGATGCGCCACCGTTAAAACCTGTTTCTAACCAGGACCAGCAACTATATGGGTTGGAGGCTCCTAAACTGCCTCCATTGGTAGTGATGTCCGGGAATAGCGCCAACAGGTCTGTTCCCTGATAATAATTCATAACATTGAACTTAGCGTCGCCGTCGGTGCGATTAGTTGCAGTTGTAGCCAGTGTAGTAACCGTAGTCCAATGAGTTGACGCCCAGCTAAATGTAGTCCCACGAGTAGCCTTCATGGCCATCATCCAACCACCACCACTGGCAGCACTATTCATTAGACAATAAACTTGCGTAGGGCCCACAACAGGCAAGTCAATCCAATAAACTCCGTCGGTATTTGTACCGGTTGCCGATTTAATTGCTGCCGCACTTGTGGCTGCATTTGCCGCAGACAACCCGTCTTTACCACCGCCCTGAGTCCCTCGACGAAAACCAATCGATCTTCTGATAGTCATGTTAGAATTGTGCTTTAGAACCAAACACCGTGTAAGTTGCCGCGGCTGTTTTAATAATCTGAAAACTATAGATGTCGTTTGCGTTAGCTGTAAAGCTAGGAGTAGAACCACCCATCCATCTCATTGTTATGTTAGCGTTAGTATAATCAACCTGTACAGTTTGAATACCGTAGGCCCTAGTACCATTGGTTATTATTATATTAAAGTAAAACGTTGTTCCAACATCGTAGGCGTTTAGTCCTAGAAAGTTTGGGTAGACGTTGTTTATGGCCTGTGTATTAAACCAAACGTTTGGTGAAGTTATTGAAAACGTTTCGCTAGTAGCAGGTGCATAGGTTCTTATATCATAGAAATCCAAGGCAGCGCCACTGATGTATCCGTTAACAATAAGGTTGCGTCCTACAACCAAGTTGTTACCAATGGATATATCCGAGCCGCTGGCTACAAGTTGGGTACCCCCAACCTGTAATCCGTCAACGTCTAATATAAGTTTATTACCGGGCATATTAAGCTTGAGCTTCGGACCAACTTACACGACACTGAATAGCTTTAGAAGCACTATCAATGTTACGTGCTACAATAACGATAACGTCCGGACCGTCTGGGTAGATGTTCTTGTATGGTGTTGCTGAGTTGGAGTTCAACAAGTTATCAGTTCCCCCGCCAAGAATACTATTACCAATGTCTCGAACCAAGATCAAATCTTCTTCAGACTTGGAGAAGTTTGTACCACCAGTGTTGTCAGTGTAGAAGCTCAACACACCTTCACCACCAGTTACGGTTGTAGCAGTTGAGAAGTTAATATACTGAACCAGTGATGAGCCGCCTAAGTTTGACCAACTTGGTGTAGAACCAGCGATGTAGCTTGGGTTTAGAATCAACGAAATCAAGAACTGCCCGTTAGCCAAAATACTCATCTTACGCAGTGTCAACTGCATGCGGTTAATAATTTCTTTGGCTCCAAGTACGCCAGTGACGCCTGAGTCAACACTGGGCCCTAGTCGAACAGCCATTAGTGCGTTGGTAGCACCAGAGGCAACGGTCAACGATGTAGTCATACCGTTTGTAAACACGTATGATTTATCGTCGTCAAATCTACCGTCCATAATAACTGATGTACCCCAGTGGCTAACCGTTGGAGCGAACTGAGGAGCGTGTAGCTGTACAGCTAATGGGTTAGTTGATACGTAGGTATGTGCTACTGCGGTAGTTCCCATTGGTGCTAATATCAATGTAGCACTACCGGACACCGTAGCACTTAGGTTCATAACAATAGTGTTTGTGGCACCAGTTGTGAAACTTACTACATAGGAGCCCTGTGCAATACCTGTTCCAGAAATATATTGACCTAACTGAATACCGGTAATAGCAGTAGTTGTGGTTAGAATAGGGCTGTTTAGTGTAGTCGTAACACCAGTTAAGCTGGCAATACCACCCTGACCACGAGTCAGACCAGTAAAGGTAGTTGAAGTTTTACCAGTGTAGTTGATGTATTCGTTTTCAACCAACAATGTACCTGTTGATGGGAAACGGCTGGTATCAGCGACAGTAATCGTTGTGTCGGTACTGGCACAAGTGGCTGTTAGCTGTGTGTAGAAGCTGTATGTGTTACACTCATATCGAGCACACATGTTACCAGAACGCATATAAGCTTCTGTGTTATTGTTGTTGTTAACAAACTTGTGGAAGTACTTGATGTCACCAAAGTTGTCCTTTAGACCAAATCGGATGTAACCAGCACCGTACCAGCTGTAGTCCATGTACAACATCTGTGCCTTGGACCAGTCAACGTTGTAGCCTGTAGGTCCTGTACCGTCTGCACGGTCTACGTTCCACTGACTTTGTGCTACACGAATATCAACGGTCTTACTCATAATAGCGGTGTTGTTACCGCTTAGAGTTGTCCCACGATACTCAGGATAGATAGTCATTGAGGTGTCGCTGGCAATAGCTAGAACACGATAGCTCATACCACGAATAACAATATAATCACCAGGAATCAACTGCTTACTGAATAAAGTTGTAACACCG